ATTGTTTATATAAATCTGTGCCCCCTCTGCTGGGTCTTTCGGACAGGAGGGATAAAGGGTTCCCGGAGTAGGAATTGGGACAGGAGTTGGGGTTGGTAAAGGTATAGGAGTCGGCTCTGGAGTAGGCTCTGGAGTCGGCTCAGGAGTAGGCTCAGGAGTAGGTTCAGGAGTAGGTTCTGGAGTCGGACATTGACCCGCAGCAATTAAAGCATCACAAAGATTCTTCGGGAGTTCTCCCTTTTTACACTGCTCACACTGAGTATCACACTTACCCGCGAAGAGAATAAGAGTCAAGGGAATTAAGAATAGTTTACGCATTTATTTTTTCTACCACCCTATCTAATTTATTTTCTATCCTATCCAAACGATTGTCAAGCTGTCTATGATCTTCTTCATGATCGCTTAATTTGGTGTCTAAAACAGCTATGTCTTTTCCATTTCTAATAACTCTAGTTGCAAAATAACCACCCGTTCCTAGGGCGGCTGTTAAACCGGCACCAATAAATAAATCTATCATTTGTTGTAAACCGAAACCACAATACGCTCTACCTCTAACCACCCAAAGATAGTCTTGAGGGTTTCACAGTGTTCAGTCCGATTCCTCCAATCACCATTAATTCCCGTACCAGGACAGAAACCTGTACAAGCATAAAAATATTTACAACCCTTACATCCTCCCTCTGCCTGCTCCGTATTTCTTAGAGCCTCAGTTCTCATAAGATAATTATCATCAGCTTTAACAAAATCCACACCAGCCTTGTTTACTCTACCACAATTATGTAATTCACCATTAGGTCCTATACCTTGTACAGCAGTTGTATTATATGGATCACAGTAATTAAAAATACAGGTGCCACCCGCTCCTGTAAATAAACGTTTAATCATATCTGTAAAGGTATCACAACGTAATGTTTTGAATCTTTCTGTTGCTTCCAGTAACCACCCCATAAAGATAATCTGTTCACTCTGTGAAATATTCAGTCCAGTTTTATTATCATTTTCAAGCCAATGAAGGTTCAGATTCTTAAGACCCATGTCATCAAGTTCGGAAAACCACTTAATTAACTCAGGCTTACAATTAACCTTTGTCAGCGTCGTAATAAGAGAAACACTAAAGCCTTCCTTCAGGGCTCTATAAAAGTTCTTAATAGAATAGTTTGTGAATACTTCTCTAGATCGAGCAGAGTTCAATTCCCCTGGGCCATCTATACTAAAGCCTAAAGAAACATTATACTTTTTAAAGAGCTCAAAATGTCTATCAGTTATTAATACTCCATTAGTTTGAATTCCATTTTGTTTGAAATTATCATAACCAAACTTAAACACCTTCTCTAAATCAGCAAAAGGAAGAAGGAGCGGCTCACCCCCATATAGAGTAAAATTACACTTCTGCTTTTTAGCAGACTCAAGCATCTTCACGAGATCATATTTAGGCCTAATTTCAGACGAACGGATACTAGCCTGATAGCAATACTTACAGGATAAATTACATGCTTGGCTGAGGGGTTTAAGCTCAACACTCATTACGTAACCTCAAAAGGCTTGTCATCATGAAGTACATCCCCATGGTCTGTATAGAGTGGAACATCAGTATGTTCAACGTCTCCATGAGGTATAGTTACGTCCCCATGGGTATTTACATGGGTAATATCTTCATGAGCCACATCACCATGAGTATCAGTATGTGTATCATTATGTGCTACATCACCATGTACATCTGCATGACCTACGTCATTATGGTCAGTATAAGTATCAACATGGTCGGTAGAATAATAGGTATCTGTATGAGTATCAGAGTGGCTTACGTCGCTATGACTTGTATCACCATGAGTATCAGTATGATCCGTATGATCCGAGTAAGCTACATCCTCATGGGTTGTATTATCATCATGGTCAGAATGTGCAACATCTGCATGGCCCACATATTTATGCTGAGTCGCACTTAACCAACCTATATATGTACTCTCCTGCCAGATGGAACCAGCAAGTCCAGATTTAGCACCAAGATCAGCACTCTCAATATATCGATCTGCCCCTAGAGCATCTATGTAATGGAGGTTCTCCCCCTCAATCCAAACTGATCCGGGTTGACCCGCAGCTGCACCAACACTATATCCCTCCCACATAAATTCTCTACCATCAGATATAACTACATGAAGTTCAGTATCTTCTACCCAAATTGAACCAGGTATCTTTGACATTTATGTAGCCCACTTATCTGTCCCGACAGGAATTTTTAGACCATTCTTGAAATATGCCATACTACCCTGTGCGGATGAGGTACCAATACTATATGTCCCATCAGCAGCAAAGGTTATGCTTCCAGAAAGACTGAGGGATGTAAGACCTGCTATGGTCCCGCCAGTAATAGCTATAGCGTTAGCATTCTGTGAAATCATATCTCCAACAGATGTTAGGGCTGTACCACCACCAGCTACAGAAAGGACAATATCAACCCAAGCAGACCCAGACCAACGCTGAAACTTATTAGAAGCTACGACAAACTGAATGAAACCAGTAGGAATGTCTGAATCAGTAACACCTACGGAATAATCCATCGTCCCAAGATGGTCGTCACGATTCCGCAGATACGCAGTATAATTTGCCCACGTATCTGTGTTTGCCGTGGCCGGTTGTGTATCCCAATCTATGTTTGCCATATTATATAAGTCCTAAAAGTGTATCTATTTGAGTTTTAACACTTGGAGATGCATTCTTAATTGCTGATATCCTTCTCCTATCTTCTAATATTTCAAGCTCTCTAATCTTCTGTTTTAATTTATTTGTTAAAACTGTATCCGCCCAAGCATCAGGATCAGGTATCTTAGTTTTGATAGCATCATAGACTGGGTCTGGAAGGTCTATGGTTCCCCTTATCTTCTTCATATTAGTTTAGCCTTTCAATAGAGCATGTTGACCAGTTGTTGTCTGGTGGGGCAGCATTAATGCTAGTCATAAACATAATGTAGTATCCAGCGGGTATAAGGGCGGTTCCGCTCATAGACATTGTCTTGTACTTAGCCGAGGTTGCATCATTTCTTTCTACTTGAATTCCAAGATAGTTTCCTACAGTAGTAGATGTTGTAAGGGCTGCATACCAAGCAATATCTGTAGATGCCGGAACCTCTACTGTAGCAATTACACTCCAGCGATAATAACCAGTCTGAACAACATATATTCCAGCGTTTGCTGTCCCACCACAAGTAGCTGCATAGAGTTGAGAAGAGCTGGCATCATAGTCTACTGCATCAAAGATGTAGGCATAAGACAAACCGCCAGTGATAGTAACCGCCGCTACACTATCAGCCCTAAGTTTTACTCCCAGCGGATGCGCGTAGAGCCTGATGTTCGGAGCGGTTGTCTGTGGGGTATAGTCACAGAAGCTAGCTGGTGCAGAGCCGCTCTTTCCTTCCATCAAAATAAGACAACTACTTAGAGTTCCAGCTGTTATCAACTCAAATGCTATAGCTCCGTCTTCCGTCGTTGTAGATACATCTTTAGCATAACCATAGATCTGTGCATAATTCCTGGTGTTTGGGGTACCGGCATCATCATAGCCATAGAAACGAATTAGGCCCAATAAGTCATTATCAGCAGGACTAGCACTATACTTAGCAAAGTAAAGAGAAGCAGAATTAGCATCCGCATTGGTATTAGTAATAGATACTTGTGGCTTTAAAGTTGTCGCGCTAGTGAGGGTCAAGTCCCCCGTCATGGTATCCCCAGTCTTCTTAACATATATAAGACCAGCGGAGATATCAGCAGACCGCCATGCTACATAATCAATATAAAGATCATGGTTGATATTACCAGAAGCGGTATGATAGAATCTCATCCTAGCATTACCAGAGCTGAGATAATTGGAATCTAGAGTAAATGCATTATATTCTAGACCAGTAGCAGGTACAAGAGTATGGAAAGTAACCCAAGCAGCGGTAGTATAATTGTAACATTGAATAGCTACAGAATGACCACTAGAAGCAGCAGAGTAATAAGAATGTACAATAAGTTCTGATAAAGATACTATCTTACCTGTATTAATAGTTAACTCTACATCCATACCAGGAGAGCCACCAACCTCATCTATCCTAACAGATGTCTCATCCAAAGTATGTGTAGTTGTTACAGTACCAGAACCAAGACCCCCTGTCGTTACAGTCATGGAGTCAGCAGTATAAATCTCAAAAGCTGCTTTTATAGGAACATAAGCTCCACCATTCTCAGAAAGCATGAGTTGATGAGTAGCATTATCCATATAAAGCTTAGCATTACCCTCATCTGAAACTGCTGGTGCGGCTATCTCATTAAATTTAGTAACCTCAAAAGTAGGGTTTTCGACGAGATCAGACCAAGAGGAGCCCTGATTGATACTGAATTCCCATTTCTTATTTGTTGGGTCCCAACGTACCCAATAATTAGTGCTAGGCATTAGACTGCTCCCCTAACTTTCCAGGAGACGTTAGCATCTATTCTTCTTCCAGCGGCATCAAAGACATAAATAGAAAAAGATGTCGGGTTGGGTATGTCAACAAAATCTATGACTACCGTAGCAGGTTCTGTTGTCAGAGCCTCTCCGGTAATACTATCTATATCTTTGAACGTTTTTGAGCCATGTCCAAGTGATACATCTCCTGGCATATCTACTTCTGTACCAGTTGCATCAGTTGAATCACAGAAGATTGTATTGCTATCAACCTCTCGTTTTACGGATAGAACCGATTTAATCTCTGATAGTTTAACAAAGTCATCAGCATTATCAGCAGTAAAGGATACCCTAATCTTGAAATACCTAAAATGATCAAAATATTGGGATGCACCAGAAGTCCAACCAGACCAAACAACATCATCATCTGATATATTCATCTCAACTGATATATCTAAATCAGTGGCTGTTGGTATTATTTCTTCAATCCATGAAGTAGTAATGATTAAGGCATTTAAAATAGTACCTGCATCAAACTTCTGTTCGATTGTAGCCGTTAGCAAGTTGGGCTGATAAACCACAGCATAACCGGCTGTTACCTGATCGGCGGGAGTCGCATATGTTCCAGACCGAATAGCAGGGGTGTCAGTAAGATCAACCGCTCCATAGAAATATGGATCTTCAAAGAAGCAGTTAGTCATTGTAGCCGTGCCATCCATAGTATATGAATTATACAGTGTAAAATCTGGTGGCTGGTTTACAAAGAGTGTTACAGTTGTCTCTACTCCTTCATTACCATATGTATCTACTGCCCTAATTCCATAAGTATAAGTCCCGGATAGCATCTCAAAACGAGAAGCAAAAAGAGCTGTTGTTTGGGAGAAATCTACACTATCTACTGAAAGAATATAATGATCTATCCAAAACTCTGAGCTTGGGTTGGTCCACCAAAGTAATACGTTGTTATCAATAACTTGTGAGGCAAGAGATGGAGCGGCTGGCCCAACCACGGAAACAGCCAGGTCTGTGCTGAACTCACTATATATTCCAGCGGATGTGATTGTTTTTAGTCTATAAGTATATGAACCTATTGCTAAGGGATCAACTGATGCTCCAAGACTGGGCGTCCGAACCACAAAAGTAGCTGTATCCCAGTCTGACCCCCCAACTCTAAGTTCATAGAATAAAGCTGTAGATACGGAAGTCCACTGAAAATTAACAGAATAAGGACCAAAAGAATAGCTAAATGTAGCTGGAAGATCCGGCCGGTCTGATACCGCTATTGCGTACTCTCCAACTATTGCCTCAATAGGATGTAATTCTTCATATAACTCAGAGATATCCCTCTGCATTGAGACAAGAGCCTTGTGAACTGAGGGGCTTAGTTTCTCGAGGTGTACAAGGTCTGCTTTAATCCTATTGGAGCGCGCTTGCTGTACCATTATCTTGGCCTCGATGCCCAAATAGGACTAGTATCAATACGAATCCCAAAGAGAACAAAATAGTGTCCACTCCCAGAAGTAGATCCATTCACCGTAAGCTTCAAAGAGCCCTTTTCATTAACTAGATTGCAAGGTCGTAATATTTCTTTACCCGGAGAAGTGGCTAGAGTCATGTCTGGAAATGAGTAGGAGACGCTATCATCAAGGCCATATAAATCAGAGGTTAGAGTGCCATAACCTTTAATTCTATATCTCACTTCGGTCAACTGATTAACATTCCCACTAGACTCTGGTGGGAAGAAACCAAGGCGAATAAAGGACTTGATATGTCTAAAGGTACTAGTGGCTAATTGATCCCTTCTAGCGGAATAAGATATCCTGTAAATACTACCAGACGAGCTACCAAACAGAATGTAAGATAACTTAGTCGAATTATCAACCATTATGAAAATAGAAGTCGTAGCTAATACAGTAGTTTGGGCAGCATCAGAATAAATTGTCCAAAGGGACCAACGGATATTTTCCTTACTTAATCCTAAAGAAAAGTCCCCTACTAATAAATAATTGCATTCGGTTGAAGAACCAAGGGGAAGATTAGCATATATCTTACTTCTGATAGGATCAAAACGAAGTTGAACCTTGTAGAAATATGGCTGATAGATTAAATTCCAAAGATTCCTAATCTTCCAAGTAAGTTCAACTTGATTAGGAAACATAAAGATTCCTGATCTATCAGCTAGAAATATTGCATCTTGTGCCGTTCCCGTAGAATTTAGGATCTTAGATAATCCATTTGCCTCAGCCCCCATTGCAGCATCTAAGCGAGAACAGGTCCAAGTAGTTGGACTAGCTCCATTCTCTTCTACAGAATAGATTCTCTGAGACTTCGTTATATATAGTATCCCCCGACTTGAGGCAGCATTTCTACATGCTCCCCCCTCTCCCGGTTCGACCACCATGTATCCATCTAAGTCAGAAAAGGATTCACACTCTGTGGGGGAAGAAACCCAGGGTTTAGCTGAAGATGCAGGATCTCCTATTACTATCATTCGACCATTGAAATCAACCAATGCACAGCCAGCAGGAATGGTAGATTTCTGATACTGGAGATAATCAGCAGATGCGATTAAATCAGCGTCATAGAAGTCTACTGTAACCGTATCTGTTCCAGTTGTAACCAATGCATCAGGAACAAAATACCATGATTGTTCCTTAGGATTTCCGTTATAAGTTTCCCCAAGAACGGGAGTAGCTATAACACGAACATGAGTAATATAGGAGGGAATACCTACTTTATTTAATCCTGAGATTGTTAATTTCTTATTATCCGCTGTAGTTTCAAAGCTTAATACATCAGCAGTTTCCAAACCGGGAGGAGTGTAATGACTAGTATCCGTTAGATAACATATGGCAAAGAGTCGAGTACCTTTTTCCATCTTGCCATCAGCTACTTCTACACCAGCAAGGGTATGGCCTGTAGGTGCGGCTCCCCCCGCCTCTCTAGCTACACCAGTACCAGTATATACATAAACTTTCTCTGCTGTAGCTCCCGCTAAACCAGTATGCGGACATATATAACAGCGACCATACATTGATACAATTGCAAAGTCTTCAGGGGGTGAAGCGAAAGTAAGGATTGGAGAGGCAAAGCTAATCGAGGAGTAAATATTTCCACCATCATCTAAAATTAGAATCTGTGGTGCCTCCCCAACCCTTTCGAATACATGTGCACGAAGACATACACCATTCCAACCACCTCCTGCCTCTAGATAAGGAACGAATCCATTACGCGTACCAGAAGAGACATCCGTGAAGTCAATGTTCTCTTCATCAATTGCATGATCGAAGGGAACACCATCATCCATTGCGTCACGGCCGTATCGGCCCTTATAGGAAATGATTGGGGACAGCATATTATGGAACCTTGGGGAACCAGAAAGCTACGAATTTAACCGTTACAGCAGTAAAAGCTGTGGCATTAGGATATTCAGCTAAAGCCTTAAGATCATAAGTGGTTCCTGCTGAATCTCGCTGAGCTAATGCAACAATCTTAGCGGAGGAATAATAGAAGTTATATCCCCCATCATTTGAGAAAAGAACTAGATCAGGAGCCCTACCAGAAATTCTATCGAGTGATGCAAACGTGGGGGATGGAGCAATGCCATTTGTTGCATAATCACCAGTATCCGTAGTGATTGTACCATAAACGATCATAGCCCCACCACCGAGGTTACGACTGCCGGATTTTGTTAATGTAAACACCGCAGCGGCCATTGTCTTATCTCCCTTGTCTTAGTAATCTAAGCTGACGTCTTACGTACCCATAAGGAAGTCTCCTTGCGGGATAATTCTGTGTCTCCTTAATTCGAGACACAATGAACCTACTCAGCTCTGTAGAAGCTTCAGCTTTTAATTGAAAAGAGCGCTCTGGGTTATTACCAACTGTTAAAGCAGCTATTGATGATGCTCTAAGAGCTAAATATTTCTTAGAGCCTAAAACATAAATTGAACTAGTCGTAGCAGAAATGGCACCTAAAGACTTTTGATATTCAATCTTAACATCAGTCGCCGCAGTTGCACCTACAAGCTTAATCTGATCGTCCTCCCAACACCAATCCTGTAATGTCTCATACTGTGCCCGTTCTGGGAGCCGCTCCCGTTCTATCATGGGAACGAACTGAGCACCTGATCCTGTTTTCCTCTCTTCTAGAAGAATAGGAATTAAGAGATCAGATGGTAGAGCAGGACTCGATGAGCTTGAAATAGCAACAGATGTAATAGCTGTTAGAGCTAGAGTGCTTGAGTTGGTTTCCATATATGGAATACCTGCTTCAAGCATTGCACTCTCGAGATCCAATACCGCCTCCTTAATAAAAGGAAGCATCACTGTATCATTGAAAACAATTTTACTTGGGTCGTTTAGATACGTCTCAACGGCCATTGTTATCACTTCAGATGCCAGGAGAGCCATAATTAACTCGCAAACTGGAATTGCTTAGCCTTCTCTGGATTTACTATTGCCTTGCAAGCAAAACAAATAGCAGCCTCAGAAGAAATAATAGTCATACAGGCAGGACACTTAACAGACTTATCAGCTGAGTCTTCAAGCCATTCCCGCTTATAATTAAGGAATCGAGCAGCCGTTCGCTGAAGATCAGCAATAAACTTATGCTGATGATGTTGCTGCCAAATATCGTCAGCAGCTTTAACTAGGTTTTGGAACCATTTAATCTGTCTAGCCTGAGCCTCTTTGATTTCTTTTTCAAACTTCTTCTCAAAATCAGCTTGGCTCCATTCCCCATTTACCCAGAAGATAGCCGGACCTTGCTCTGTACTGGTAAGTAACTGACCTAGAATGTAATCATTGACAATGCTTGCAGATACCTCCTCAGCAGGTACAGGCATATCAATGATGCTATAGTTCTCATTGTACTGAGCCCGGACAGCATTCTTGATAGTAATTAGAACAGGCTTTTTTCCATCCGACGCCCCAATCGGAAATCTTCCCGGAACGAGGCCAGTCTTAATTGGCTCGTTAACTGGAAATGGTACTAGGGACGCTACTGTACACGGCATCATTAACCTCCATAATTTTTAGGAACTACTATACCCTGTCCATCCATAAGAGGACGATCTTCACTACCACCCAAACGCTCGTATTCCTCTCGTTTCTCTTTTTCTAGACTCTGCTCTTCCTCATAATCTGTATCAGATTGCGTAAGTTTGGGTTTCTCTGCGAGTAAACTTTGGACAATAAAATCCACAGTCTTAGTCGTTGGTTTCTGGTATGTATCTCCCGGTCCTCGGAAGACCCAGATGGGTTCATATATCCCATCCCTCGCAGTATCTCCCCAAATCTCCTTATTATTGAGACCATAAATTAGTTTCTCAAGAATCCATCTATCCTTATAAATAGGGTTAGCATATTTTTTAACCTCACGTAAACCTTGGTGGTATCCGATATATAATCCAGAGTCCGTGAAATCGTTAAAGATCCCCGTTCGTTTCTCTGTTTCATTCTCAGACCAGATAATACGATACCAGGGACGAGACCTGAGATCTGTCCCGTATTGATTCTTAAGCCATTTATTTATGATATCAATATCAGTTGCCATGATATGTATAGGAGGAGCAATAGCTCCTCCCATACCTCAAGTATTAGTAACCAGTCGGAATTGCAAGACTATAAATATAGCTGATTGCAGGTGGCTGAGTTACGAACGACTGCTGCGACGCGGTAAGATAGCTAACTGTTGAAGTCATAACAGAGCCATCCGTATCGCGAAGCTCGAAGAATCGACGACCCTCAACCGTGTACCAGTCGAGTTCGTGCATAACCGAACGACCCCAGACTTCACTAACTAGGAAGTCGATACGGGTCTTATCCCAAGCATAGTGTGTCTTGATTGGGACACCGGCCATCTGAAGGTTGTCGCCATAGAATAGATCGAGTCCCTCAGTCTTCGCCTGTTTGTTGAGGATGCTAACCGTCTGACCAAGCTCCTCATAAGCCTGCTTCTGGCAAGGATGCATCCAGGCAACTGGCTTCTTCATCTGGTCCTCGCCAATACGATCTCCAATGGCATTAAGTGCACGACGAACATAGCTTAGCGCAAGCTGGCCAGAGCTAGCATTAATACCATTTGCACGAATCTGGGGATACGTGGCACGGTTTAGGCCCTGATAAGTACCAGAGCTAGCATTGGAGTGGTGATAGGGCACACCATTAACAGAGACTACAGACGTACCCGTCACATTACCAAGACCACCAATAACAGCAATATCGGTCGCCGCCAGACCAGCAGTAGTAGTGGTTTTAATCTGTTTATTAACAGTATCATGGAATTCGATGGTTTTATCCGTACCAGCGGTGCGGTTGGTAGTATAGGTGCTATCAAAGTATGCAATATCCTGAGCATATCTAAGCAACTTAGCACCAAAACCATCAGAGTTTAAGGTGACAGTATCATAGCCACCGGCATTTGATACCGCAGAAACGGTCCCGAGATTACCGTGACCATCAGAGCCAACATAGAGACAGTCCCAAAGACGACGGAACTCTACGAGGGCTTTGGAGATGAGATAGCGAGTGGACTGTAAGACAGCTTTACGGTTAGAATCCGTAGCCCACTCTGCCTTCTTTTCCCACTGAATAGCATACTTGAGGTGGACCACGCTAGTAGTGAACTGATCGAACGTGGGTCCAGTACCTAGACCAAGAGAACCACCAGCAGGAGAGAAGTGTCCGCCCTTGCCTCCAGGATACATCTCCGCAGGAATACGAAGGGCTTTGTTGGAAACCTGCTCGACATTACGTTTTTCAATAGTCGAGTAGAAAGTTACAGGTCGATCGAACAGAACAGGGAGATCCTCACGGACCCGCTCTAATTCCGTAGCATTGACCATAACCTCAGTCTGAGCCATGATGTTACTTCCTTCTAGTTATTTTTCTGTTCATATAGTCTAAGTCCGATGTGTTGGACCAATCTACTTCCCTGGGAGAGGGAGGCTTCCCTCCTCCACTTGGACTTTTACCACCAGGAACAGATTTCTTAGTTGTAGTTGTATCTTTCTCTGTAGCTCTCTTATTTACTCTAGCCAGAGCTTCAGAAACAAACTTCCTTCGAACGGGACCAATAAGACTTCGGGCACGGCCGATATAGGCTTGAATCAACCGTGTCTTAAAATCTTTACCATGACCCATTCGAGAAGCTCTCTCCCACAAAGCATTCATATTGCGAATGTGTTGTTCATCTTCTCCCATCATGTCATCAACTTGTGCCATGACTCGATCTAAGATGGTTTCCTTAACAAAGTCAGGAAGAACATTATCAGGGTCAAGTCCACGAGCTACTTCCTTCCTGAGAAGACGCTCTCCAGTATCCTTGACGTCTGTAACAAAATCTTGATGTCTAGCCTCAAAAAATTTGCGTTCTCGTTCTTGAAGCTGGCGTTTCTGCTCCTCTATTTCAGGAGTTGTTTGTGGAGCAATCTCTGGTATATCCTCTTTGTTCCAGAGATACATTGATAGATGTGCTGCGGCATGATAAAGATTCTTGTTGCCAGAAGACTTAGCCTGTGCCTGTGCTGATCTAAGAATACGTGCTACCATATCAGTAGCAACATTAGAGTAAGTCTGAGGATCTACCTTAAACAGAGAAGGCAGGAAGCTACCTGCTAATCTTACCATACTCTGCTTATTCCAAGTACCAAGATTCTTTAAAAGATTCTCAGCATCTCCAATCTCGAGAACTTTACCAAGTTGCTGATAACCATCATATTGATGGGCGATCTCACGCGCTTCATCAACAGAGGTAAAGATTTTATCAAAAGCTTTAACACGGAAAAAATCGTGTCTGAGTCCAGGGAAATCTTTGAAGAGTTGAGGATATTTCTTAATTACTTCTTTGTACTCTGGAGAAGGTAAAGGAACCTCATCTTCAATATCTTCCTCTTCCTCTTCAGGTTCAGCTTTTTCCTTATCTTCTTCCTCTTCCTCTTCCTCTTCTTCCTCTTCCTCTTCCTCTTTAAGCGGTTTAGACTCTACCTTTTCCTCAGTCTTATCATCTTTATCATCTTTGACATCGTTCAGAATGTCCATATCAGAGCGATCATCAGAGACTTCGGTGTCCTGTTCACCAATATCAGTTACAGGATTAATGTCTTCTGGCATAATAAAATATCCTCCTAACTCATGAATCTATCATAAACAGGTAAAATTTCCACTGTTAGTAAATTATCGTTACTTAGTTTATCAAAAGCTTCACAGATAATTTTAAGGGCCTGTCCTTTAATCTCTATCTCAGCATTTACGTTCTGTTTCCAAGAGGTACCTTTTTCATTCGATGTAAATTGTATCTTTTCTAATTCCTCTTCGGTAAAACCTAAACGATTCCTAAGATCATGAATGATACGTACTGTTACAACGTTTCCTTCTTTCGGAAGAATATTTAAAAGAACTAACCTCTCAAAAACAGATAATTCCATATCTTAATTCCATTCTGTTGAAACTACCGCGGGAATGTAATAAATAACATCATTAACTTTAATACGTATGCCAATACCACTAGCGGGAAGCTCTGCAAGACTAGTGGAGCTAATCATATTTGTTATTCCAGAAGCAGCAGCAAATCCCTGAATATCAAAGAGAGAGCAATCTGTATCAACATCTGCTGCTCCAGTGGCATCACCCTGACTAACAACATTGAATACAGACAGTCTACTATTCACAGGGTCAGAACTAGCCCCATCAGAATTAATAGCCGCCTTAATCGCTGATAGAGTACCAGCAGAAGCAGACCAAGCCTGGTTAGGAATGTGAAGGGTACATTCAAGTGCAGTACCAAGACCAGTGACCCTACCTGTAGCTTGGAAGTTTAGGGAGATATGAGCACCACGAGCATTACTAGCAGCCACATTATTAACAGAAGTAAATGCACGAAGAGCCTGAACCGTTCCTGTACCAGCACCAGATAGATAAGTCCGAACATAGAAACCCTCTATTGAACCAGACGTGGCAGCAGAGGTAAAATACCAAGAAACGAACTTACCAGCAGTAGTTGAAGATGACACAGGCGCGGCTGATGTTCCAGCACGGTATACGAAACCATCTGTGTCAGCCGTTGCCACGTTAAGACCAGACATATCCATTCTGGAAGAAACCATGAGAGAATCGTCTGCCTTAATCTGTGTACCTAGAGTCAACTCTAATGTAAGATTCGCACCACCGGTATTAGCCGTAATATAACCACGGACATAAAGATTTCCAGCGTCTACAACAGCCGCATCTCCTGCAAGGTTAGTATACGTTGCAAGGGTGGACCAAGTTGATGCATCAGGAGAACTCTGAAGAGTTAGGGTAAAAGCAGAAGGCTGAGTACCAAAGTAATATCGAATAGTTACTTTCCTCCCACCCCTACGACCACCGGGTACGAATACATAATCGGATACGTCATCCGCTGTTGGAGTAGCTGATGTATCCCATAATTTTACGGTATCACCTATCCCAGCTATTAATTGTGACATATTATTTTTCCTTTGTTACGGATCCTCGATGAAACGGAATCTCTTAATCAATTGTATAAACCACGAAGATATCACCAGCTGGTCCAGCAGAAGCAGGAGTTGCTATTAATGCTGTAGCAGCAACACCAAGAATACCACCATTTAACCAACCCGTATCAATTGGATAACCAATATTAATATTAGCCGGAACTCTTAAAAATGTAGTAGCTCCTGTTGCAATAGTAATTAATTGATTAGCCTGAATTACTGGAATATACAGGATTCTATATATACGAATCTTCATTCCTGTTCCAGGTGCGGCTATGAGAGTCTTACTACTATCTCCCGTATCTAAACCTAAACGTACTGACGTGTAAAGCTTTCCCAATTCAGCCATTATTTTTACCTCGGGGGCTCCCCTTTAGCTCCTCCCGTATCCGGACGCTCGGAGCTGCCTTGTTTCTCAGCAGGGCCTTCGGAGGGAGCCTGCCCTTGACCTGCTTCAGGTGGTTGCATCTGAGCTAGCATAATCATCTGATGCTGCAAAGCATGCTGCATTACAAGCTGATAACCCATTGGGTTCGTAAGTTTGATATCTCTACCTGTAATACTATTAGCCCAAGATGCAACAGTAGCCCAATGTACTTGATGATTATCAATAACCTGCTCAACCATTACAGGTGAGCCTATAAGCATCTGTTGAATTTCAGCAAGCTGTTTATCCCTATCCTGCTCTCCCGGAATCTTAAGCTTATACATTCCAAGGATGTCTCGAACCGTTCCAATATTCTCGGGATTGGAAAGGATACCCTGGAATATAGGATGCTGAACTTGCAAGAGTTCAAAGAGAAGACCTCTTTGCTGCTCCCAAGAAACAGGGAATTGATCTGAGGATTCTGCCTCTGCTTCTCCAACTTCTCCAGTCATTTCCTCAAGGCGAATCCAAATATTAATGTAATTCTCACCAGACTTCTGTACAAATTTCTCAGCATAAACTGGATCTTGTACCTTCATAGCAAGCTGCTTCATAAACTCGCGGTAGAGCTTGACACACTTCGTCATAATCTTAGCCCACCACTTATTAAGCATCTTCCAGTCTGTACTTAGTCTCTGCTGCGCTTGGGCGCGGCTCTGCTGATATTCCCCAAGAGTGCCCGAACCACCTTGGGATTCACCGCCCCAAATAGAGGGGGGAGCGCCAACAACAAACTGCGCGAGTTCTTGGAGCCTACCAAGGAAGATATCAACTTCTTTCGATAATGTTGCGCCTTGTGGTTGATAGAAGCCTGCGGCAAGATTCATTCCCTCCGGGGCTACTGCTTGATTAACCTGACCTGGACGTCCTTCCTTTTCACTATAGTTCTTGAAGTTGAGGACTCTTGGATCCGCAAACATTTCTGGAATATTATGTAGGATCGTTTCGAGCGCCAACATCTCCGTGTCATTAAACATATCCTGTAAAGGAATTAAGAACTTACCTCTTGGATCACCATGTATATATTCTGCAAATGGATCTCTTAGAAAGGTCCAAAAGTCATCCAGACTCTCATTGTTAATATCTAATACTTGATCCTCACAATAAGTAATAAAGACTCCATCAGGAAAAGAGGTCTTCAGAAAGATTCTCATATCCTCGTTAGGAAGTGTACTAAAAGCCCAAGGACGGAGCCAACATCTCTTCAGCGTATGAATCTTTCTCGTATCTACTAAATCAGTAGTTGGTCTTCTATCAATGGTGCGAACGTCATCATTAGTCCCACCACTCGAAATATTAAATTCGGGATAGAGTTCCTTAATCTTCGTTTCGTGAAGGTCAGACTCGAGAACTAAATAAGGGGAGTCTGAAACCTCCCTACAATTAGGCTGAACCTTAACCTGTCGGGGACCAAAAATCTCAATACGAACACGGCCCTTTGGAGCCTGAAGTATCTTGTCAACAAAAGGTACTTGCTCAGGAGCCATCTCTGGAATTTCTGGAGAAGCTGATCCACAAGTCTCACATACTATGCTGGTACGAGGAGCGCCACAATCAGGACATATCTGCATCCCCGTGGGAACCATTTCTTCACGAACACCAAACTTAGGTCGCTTTACTGTACCATATGCATCGTCTACTATGACCGTATGATAAGCAGCGACGAAATGTTGGTTGAACTTTGTATACAGAGCCTTGAGGAAGAGAAGCTGTGCATCATTATTCTTCTGAATTAAATCTGAGATTGCATTAGATGTTCTGGCAGTTACCAGGTCTGCACCAGAGTCTGCATCTGCTGGGGGGAATCTTACGGTTGGAGTTGTGGTGGACAATGCGGCTGCGACAATCTCACCATATGATCTATAGATACCAATAGTCTTATCAAGGATAGAGGGGTCGATATCCAGATTCTGAGTGTGTTGGAGTACCCCAGAAGCTGATACCCAATCTCGAGACGAACTATCCCAAATGATATCTTGAATGTTCTGCCAGTAGAGTTCATATTTCCTACACTCCTGGGACAACACCTCATGGGCAGACCTATCATCTTCTTCAAATTCTTTAATGACAGACAGAATGGTTCTATTAACCTCGATAGGATCAGGAGCTGTGGGAGGAAGGGGAGCCGCATCTTCAGAAACGGTGTTCTCTTCCATTGGATTCGCAGAGGCAAAGCTCTGTTCTTCTTCCATCAAATCCATGTCGTCAGATAACGGTTCCCAGGGCATATTAATTATCCTTTACTTCTAGGTATAGGGAAACAGCTTTCATAGCTTTGTCATCATATTTATTCTTTGATTTCGCTATTTTTTTCATTACCCAATCCTTGACCTTCTTGTCCAGACCAGTTGATTTTGCCACCACCCATACTCCCTGTAATATCTTTAACCACATTATTTATCTCCTTCAATTTATCCTGTGCAATTTTCCTTCCCTGAGTCCATGACATAACCCCCGTCTTCACACGCGCAGGCATGCCGGGGTCTGGGATATATTTATGATCCATAAATTTCTCAATGATAGAAATAAGCCGGGAGTTTTCCAGTCTTAGATACTCTACCTCGAAGTTGGCTTGGGGAATAGAGTCTTCTTGGAGCCACTTCTTTATTCTTTGTCTCAGCGTCATATTTCCTCATTGCCATGTACATATCAAATGTACTATGAGCACACTTTAACACATCATCCAAATTCTTCCGCGCTGTAAACTCATCCTGTGCCTCTTGGAAGTAACGATGTACTCTCTGTAATAAGTATCGACCACCATCGTAAGGATCATCACCTGGAAACTCTGCAACTTCTTCAGGCCGCCTATCATCTGCCATACAAGCCTGAATGGCTCCTATAAATTCTGGAGCGGCTCCCCGAAATATTCTGAGCTTGGGGAGATTAGCCTCTGGAGGTTGCTGCTTAAACATTGCCTTATATTCTTCGGCCCTTTCCTCTCCGTACATGCGGAAGATCCTATCATGCAAGTCTTGATTGAATCCTTCTTTTGGGATGTATCTAGCTGGCCTCTGCTGCCAGCGTAAATATTCATGCATAAGCATTTTACCACCAGTCCGGTCATTCACAGCTTTTTCGACTTTGAAGCCGGAGGATTCTTCGAATTGCTGGTATATCTGCTTTGGATCACCACGATGTTGCCATGCGGAGGGGTCAAGACATACTGCTTTGATGTTACCGTCGAATTGCGAGAGTCGAGCAACATCAGATGCCCACTCCGTAATATACTTACGTTTTTGAGCATATTCTCTATATAGATACGTAACCATGTCAGGTGAGATTGCTGCCCATCCCACCCAGGTCATTGCACTATATCCCCAATCTATTGCAATTATTTTAGGCCACCATGTTGGAATAAGGAAGGGGTCAACTACATGAATAGCATTGTCAGGCTCAGTAGGTAAATGGACAGCACGAAACTCCGTAAAAACCTGACCCGAATAGGCATGCCAGTCTCCATATAAAAGGGCGCGCCTATCGGCTTCCGGAAGAATGTTAAGACGGTTGATATAATCGGGGTCTGCATTAGTGAGGCTTGTATTATCTGTAAGGAAGGCAGGAATGAATACTGCTTTACTATACTTCCCATTTGGCAACTTCCGCTGGAGTAATACATGCCCAGTCTCTGCCGGTTCTACGAAACGCTTATAAACCCAGGTGTGTCCAACCCCGCCTGGGTTTGAAGCAGAGCGAATATATGCTGGCAAATCTGGCACGGACGTTCTAACACGAGTAGTAACGTATGTATACTGATATTCTGTGAAGTGGGTAAGTTCGTCGAAGGCGGCATAATTGTATTGAGCAGTCTGATGGCTTTTTGCATCATCATCCGTCTCAAGGTAAGAGAATCGAATCGTTGCTCCCGAAGGAAACGTGAACGCTTTCTTTTGGTCATTATATCGTCCACCAAAGCGAGTAGTGCCATCCCAACCATAAAACTCTTTAGCTCTAGGAATTAATGATTCCTCTAATTGCCTAAAGGTTCGGCGAAATATAATGCCATGAAATTTTGGGTGATTAATTAATCCTTTAACACAGGGTTCGGCTAGAAGTATTTCGCTTTTGCCACCGCCTGCGGCCCCACCATAGAAACCCTCAAAAACAGAGTAAGGAATCGCTAAGAATTCTGCCTGTCTTTTATTCGGCTTCCAAATCTCAGCGTTTTCGGGAACCATTAGCTCGTGCCTAAAATATAATCCAATTCTGAAGTCGTTTCATACTCAATTGATGGAAGTTCAGAATAATCAATATCAGGAATTAAGAAATCTTCGTCATCAATATATACAACTTCTATATCCTTTGCCTTCCTATATTCCTCATCAATCTTTTTATCAAACGCTTCAAGGTCATCATTTGGTACATCAGTATGCTCTTGGCTCTTTGCACAACGACTAACAAAACGTAGAAGGACTTCGTATTCTGTTTCAGATAAACGAACGACAGGACTAGAAGATGCGGCTCGCAGCCATTCCTCTCTTACACCACTCATTTTAATTCCTTTGCTTCGATGTCAATGACATCGTAATCTTCTTCTGTGTGCATAGACGGGCTGTAAATCACGATTGTCGGTCCATTAAATACGTTTCCCTTTTTCCCACCAAACGTTTCTGCTACCTTAGCAAGATCCTTCATTGCTTTAGTAGCATCCTTCGGCTCCATTTTTGCAATATGCTCTGGAATTAAGCAACTCTCAAACATTCCAGCGATTCGGTCTACTGCAAGATTATGAATCTCTTTATCAATATCATCCTTTAATTCAGAATGTTCTCTCCTTGCACGCGCAACAGAGGAGCGGCTCACATCAAACGCCTCTGCTACCACTTCTAATCTATCCCCCTGATTAGCCGTTTCCCCTATGATCTTTCTAACCATAGGAGGAATTTCCGGAGACTTTGTTCCAATGACGCGGCCGTTTAAGGGGCGCCGCTCGACAACAGGGAGAATATTGAGAACATTTTTAGGGGAAGAGAGACGTGTGTCAGACGTGCGTTCCCTGTTGCCGATGTTATCTCCCGAAACGATCTTACCATCTATAGCCACACATCTCCCCTCCTGTTTTAAGTATAAAGTTTTTCATTTTATTTGTCAAGTCCTAAAAATTATTCAGCGAACGAAAGGTTCCAATCTCTTTAAATATATCAGGGAATTAATGAATATATATGATAGATGGGACCCTTTTTAGATATGGGACCCTTTTTAAATCCATTCCTTTTTAGGTCTATTCTTTTTAGATCTATCTCTTTTTAGATCCGTCTCTTTTTAGGTCCGTGTATCTCGAGGGAAACACATTTGCGCGCGGTGGGTCTTGGGGGGACCCTTTCGGAGGGGACTGGGGGAGGGGGACCGCTCCTCCGAGCCGCATCATTTCAAAAAATTGGAGGAGGCTTCGGCGATTTTGAATTTCGGGATCCAACAAGCGGGGAGCGGCCCGGCCCTCCAGGATCGCCGGACCCCCCGACTTGACAAACTGAGGCCAAAAGCCTATATTTGGGGTGCGGGGGGCGAGAAAGACCCCCGGATCTTTGAAAACCGACGTGCTGGTCGAGAACGGGCACCAGATGCAAGACCCGTTCAAACATGATGACATGGAGCAAACAGATGGCTAACATCAATTGGGACGTTCTGGGCACGGTGACGGGCGCCTTCGTCTCGCACGTTGGCGACGAAGCGATGATCCGCAAGGATCCCGACAAGGGCATCCACGAAGACGTTGTGGTGCCCTTCACCAAGCCCGTCTTCGCGGTCGCGTCGAAAGAGCAGGCTTCGGACCTCTTCGACACCCTCGGAGCGGATGTCTTCAACGGCCTGCTCAACTACGCTTCGGACCTGCGACGCAGAGGCAACGCGACGCAGACGGAGCGCAGCAGACTGACCGCTGATCCTCTCAAGAAGGAACTGAAGTCTCTGGCGAACCTCGACTTCAGCGAAGCGCAGCAGACGGTCTACATCGAGGCTCGGAGGAACGGAGCTTCCCAGAAGCAGGCGCTGGCCAAGGTGCTGGCCGGCTGATCGTATCGGGGCTTTTGATCGTATCGGGGCCGGGGGTCAATCTCCTCCGGCCTCTTTTTTGTCTCAAATGCAACAATATCTATAATGGTCCGATTGATATAATGGTCCGATATTGATCGTCGATTTGATCGTCGATGTATTCTCGAGAGCATGTATTCTCGAGGGCTTTTCAATGACATCTCGAGAGCTCGAGAGCATAGATACATCTCGAGGTCATAAATATTAATTTTGCTGACATACTAAATACCCATGATTTGCCCAATGATTTAACCTTAATATACCCAGGATTTGCCCATGATTTCCCCGGGCTAAACCCTTTGAAATCAACGAGATCCGGGGAATCCGGGGGTGTATATACATAGGTTATAGGCATGGTCGGGAAGGGGCTGTTTATATATATTTCATATATATATATAATTATATATAATCATTCATAATTGACAACCCAGTATCCCTTGCCCATACTATATATAGAGGGGCGCTCTAGCGGCTAAAGCGTTGAAATGAAAGGATTTAGCCGGAAAAAATCATGGGCGGATCATGGGCATTTCATGGGCAAATCAATAGGCAAATCAAGGGTAGCAGGATATATCAAGGATAGCAGGACTATGACCAAGTGCTACGACAAGAATCCATTCCTAGGAAAGAATAGGATTTATCCAAACCACAGATTCAGCCGAAGCGATATGCACGGTATATATAACTGGGTATGCGACGCTTGTGGAAAGAGAGTACCAACAAGAGAGATCATGGGACATATCCATAGATGTACTAAATGCATTCATAGATTAGTAGTAATAGGAAAGTATGAAATAAAATTAAAGCATATGTTATGCAATGTTTGCTCTAGACGAGGGAGCGGCCGGCGGGCCGATGCCGCCTGTGTTAAACCGGTTCCATTTAAAGAGAAGGAATTAGATAATCTTAAAGCATACTGGAAAAATCCCCCCGGGCCCCTACGCGAGCAGAGTCTAGAGGATCTTATGGGAGGTGTTTATGGATGGGGCGGCCCCGGACCAAACATCATGGCAAACATTAAAGGTCCATATTCGGGGGAATGTTATGAATACTCCCATGACCCAGGCGTATGCCATGATACACTTGACAAAACCTAAGTCTAAGCCTATATTATACTTGAGATGCTTAGCAAGGACGCAAATCTTGCGGTAAGCGCAAAGTTTGCACTCTCCTATTGTCTATCTCCTAACATTACCATCTTTCCTAAGGAATTTAGAGGATAAACATGCTGAACGAAGATGACGCGAAATTCCTGACAGACCGTCAGAACTTCGACGAGAAGACTTACATTGAGCTCTTCAATGCTTTTCAGCTAAAGCCTACAAACCTTGACATCCAGAATGTCAAGTCAATCATCGAGATGGATGATAAGGAACTCCTCGACTGGGTTCATAAGCTTGATGATTTCGTTCGAATCGTAAAGGTTGCATCAACGAGTGCGCGCGTCGCTCTCGAGAACCGCAAGCTTCAACTCTCAATCGAGCAGCGCGAGGCATTGGCTAAGCTGGATAGGCAGTACAGACCCAAAACTGTCAAACCGGAAAACGTGCGGAAGGCGAAGACCACGGAACCCAAGTGGATTCCAGTGACAGCTAATGATAAGAAGGTAGCAGCCGCGATGAAGATCCTTAGAATGTCAAAGGAGGATGCCGAAAAGTGGGTCGCCGAACAGACCAATTGCGCCGAACACGCCTGATCCAAATTTGAAGGAGGATGTGATGAGCAAGTTCTACGAGTCGGCAAGGTGCTACGTCGTGGAGATCAGCAGGACCGATTGCTCCTATCTGGAGCCGCACCACACCGAGACGGACCACTACATTAACATCACCTTCAGCCAGGGCAAATGGATGCTCTTTGAGCACTTCAATACCACCACCACTACCACACTCTAGCCAAAGCAGAAACAATTCTGGATTGGCTTTGATTATAAATCGAGGCCAATCTAGAGGGGTTTATGATCCTTTCAACAGATGAGGGATTTGAGTATCTATTTCGAGATGGACATATATGGATAAAAATTTCAGATATGGTCCATAGGACATATTGTGGTAAGTATGAAGCATTAAAGTATATTCGTTTTAACGATGAGCCCTGCTTAGTTTGTATGGGACAGGGTAATGATTGAACATATACACTCTTTTAGTCGTATACGAATCAAGCAGGATGAACCATGTATCCACTGTAGGGGATGTAAGACTACATGGAGAGATTCCAATGCTCTAAATTTGATCTATCTTTGCAAAGGTTGCAAAGAGATGAATAAGCTAGATCAAAAGACATTGGATAACTGCCATACTCCAAATATCCTTTGTACGAAATGCTCCGAGAAGTACAGCACCCTGGTAGCAACGTTGAACCAGATGAGATGTGAAGGATTCGAGTCGTATTCTCGTAGACCAGTATATAGGAGGAATGACAATGGCTAAGGCAACACGGAAGCCCAAGTTCATCCGTCCCGGACACCGAGCCAGAAAGGCTCCAAAGTGCATCTCTTGCGGCCGTACACAGCGAAGAGCCGTAAAGCGTCATGGCTCGGGAATGCCAAAGCGGCGTGCAGCATTCTCAATCGACGCCATCCCCTGCCAGTTCTGCTGCTGATGTGATAACCGAGTTTCTTGTCACAGCATACTGTGCTTGTATCCTCTGCACGGGAAACACGCATGGTATTACAAAATCCGGTTTTCCTGTTCGTCCGGGTATTGCAGCCTGTGACAAGAAACTCCTAAACCGTCATATTTGGATTGAGGGTTTAGGAGTGTTTTCCTGTAAGGATACAGGAAGACTGATAAAGGGACATCATATTGACATTTACATTGAAAGTCATCAAGAAGCATTGAAGTTTGGAAAGAAAAAAATAAATGGGAGAATTCTCAATGCTGCGAATCACAGCAGACGTTAACGGATTCCCAATTGGACACATTTACACTCACAATAAAGGTGCGAAACTGTTTGATGTATCCCTCTATGATGCTGCAATATGGAATACAGAAGATCAGACGGGAGTTTTCGGAATTGAAGATGTTATTCACTTCCATCCTAATGGCTGGACATCCCTCGTTCACTCTATTCTTGATAGGCTAGAGGCTCAGAAATGAAGATTGGAAAGGTTCAGAACGGCTGGAAACTCAATCTTATAGCAAAAATTGGTGTCGAAGGTGCGGCCGAGGATCTCCGCCCCATTCCCAACTTTGACCTCGAGAAAAAGAAGTTTATGAAGCTGCCACGGCGCTCAGTTACTCCCCGTTCCTTCTATCTCACCCCTACTGGTATTGCAAAACTCGGACGAGGTATCAGAATCGCCGAGATGGAAAAGGAAATAGAAAAGGAAGAAATCTAATGGAAACCACTTTATCTTGGCTCGTCATAGTTGCTTTTGCCTATCTCATTGGACGAAGCAATGGATGGAGTGAAGGCTTCAATAGTGCAATGTACTCTGATTATGATAAGCTTGACGAATAAAGCTCTTTCATCTATACTCTAAATGAGGGAGATTGTAAAATGATGGTGTATATTGACTCTGAAATTGCCCGTATCAGCCGTCGCCTTGCCAAATGTGACAGACGTATTTCCGCTGGATACAAGCCCCCTGCTGGAAAGGAAACAGAGGAGCATAGGAAGGAACGGCTTCTAAAGCGTCTTAGAGAGCTTGAGAATGAAAAGAAGCTAAAATAAGAGCTTGAATAAAAAGAGGCTAAAATAATGACACCTATCTTCTCACACACAAGTCTTGATGAGAATGGTGACTATATCATTCTCATTTATTTCAAGGACGAGCCTAAACCCCTTCAATTCTCTACACCAAATAGGGACGCCGCTGTTGACATCCTAACTGCCTTTCCTGTATATGAAGCCAATCTGCCCACAATGTAAGCGTATAACACTTAAGGAATCTGAGGTATTCGGTCTTAACGGACAGAATACTATCAAGCTTAAATGTGGTCACGAGATTACTGAAGACGTCCTGCCAGTCTATACGGATTGGCAGGACGTTCTTTCTCGCAAAGGTCTCAAGATGTATCCCTTTCAAGCGAGATCATGCGAGTTTGCACATGCGTCAGGTTTGCGCTGTATTTTGACGCATGAAATGGGACTAGGTAAGACTATTATAGTTTGTAATCTACTCAAGCGTTATGAATCTCAAATGGGTAGAACTCTAGTAGTTTGCAAGGCTTCCCTAACTGTTCAGTGGTTTCTAGAGCTTTTTGAATGGGCTGGAATCATGGCTCAGAGGATTGAGTCATCTAAGGAACCTCTACATAAGGATAGCTTTGATATCGTCGTTATCTCAATGGATACGTTGAAGCTATGCGAATGGCATAAAAAGGAAACATTCAAAACTGTAATTTTGGATGAGGTTCAAAACCTAAAGAATACAAGCGCGGCTCGCACCCAAGCAGCCATGAACGTAGCATTAAGAGCGGATTATGTCATTGGACTATCAGGTACTCCAGTTAAAAATCATATGGCGGAGTATTACCCAATACTCCATGCTGTCAGACCAGATATCTTTCGCTCTGAGGCGTCGTTCATATCCCGTTATGTCGATTCTTATTGGACAGGATACGGTTTTAGTCATGGGGGAGCTAGAAACCTTACAGAGTTTCGTACCATAACTAAGAATTTTATTCTTGGTTATACAAGGAAAGAAGTTGCTCCCGATCTTCCATCAATTCAGAGGAATTTTAGGTTTCTTGAATTAGATAAAGATGTAGATAAGCAGTATCGCACCGTGCTTGGACAATGGAAGGTTGCTCATCTTACAAAGGGAGAAACCGTCCAAGAGAAATTTGAACAGAAAGCAAAAGCCAGGCAGCAATTGATGCTAATGTATCAAATTATTGGTCTTTCCAAGGTCAAACCTACTATAGATTTTGTAGAAGATTTCCTCGACTCTCAGAATGGGGAAGGAAATGAAAAACTTGTCTTGTTCATCGAGCACATTGCTGTCGGAGATATGCTCGAATCCGGAATTAACAAAATTTTACAAGCTAGAAATCTGTCCCCTTGTATCCGCATCCGGGGCGGAATTAGCTCGTATGATAGTTCAATACTGGAGTGCCAGTTCAGGCAGGATGAAAGAGCAAGAATTCTTATTGCGTCTACCCGTGGATGCGGTGAGGGAAAGAATTTTCAGTTCTGTTCGCGGGCTGTCATGGTTGAGCGACAATGGAATGCTGCAAATGAAGAGCAGGCCGAAGCTAGATTCACCAGAATTGGATCAAAAGCGGACCACGTAGAAGTAACTTATATGGTCGCGCGTAAGACATATGACGAGGCCCACGCTCAGCTTGTAGAGAAAAAGCGAGAGATTCATCATAAAGCTGTTGGGGATGACATTGGTGATTGGGAGCAATCTGATTTTATGCGTGAATTGATGGATATTATGGTGAAATCATGAGGAATTACATTGTAGCTTTAGGAATAATTATTTTTATTGGATGTAATAAGGGAATCTCCTCCCCGACAAATATAGAAGAAGATATTTCGATTCCAAAGAAACCCATCATTGATCGAACGGAACCGGTGGAAATGGCAGATTTTATGATGCCAAGACCTATTCCCGGCCGCGCCTTGACGGGTCAGATTGGTACTCTCGTTTATGCTAGGGAAGACAATATTGTATATTGCTGGTCGTGGGGCACGGATAAACCACAACATTATAGCAAAATCAAACAGGATGGAGATATCTTCCTTCTCGAGGATCGCACTTGGCGTCTAGACCGATACTATACCCTCGACAACTTCGTCTGGGCTAAGGCTTCCATGCGGATCGGAGAGACTTACTCTTGGACTAGCGTCCTACGACTCTTTAATCTCTATTCCTGCGACATAGGAGATGTGAGACATCACTATGCCAAGGTCGGCCTCGTGGATCATAGGTATCAAGACCTCGGTGGCGATCTAGGAGAGACTGAAGTTATTGAATGGGACTATTTGGGAGAACGCTACCTCTACGCCAAGAATATCGGTTTGGTAGGCTATCGTCATGCCGTTAATTACGATTCTACAGGATGGGATTGGTGGATGGCTAATAAATGGATCAATGTCCCGGTGATGAAGCCGGCTGGGTGCAAAAGTGAAAATTAAAATTAATAAAAATCCCTATGATATCTTATCGACTGCTCTTGAGAATGCTATTTATGCTGGTATGAATAAGACGGATAAGTATTGTGAAGAACAATTAACAAAAAGTCAGAGATCACTGCTTTTGAACCATATTGATAACTACTTTTTTCTTAATCTAGAAGAGGAGGGAGTTATATTTGAATAAGGTGCAATTATGGATAATCATTGCCCTTTTTGCGGTAAATATCATAGCGACGATTATACGTGCCTACTATGCAAGGCAGACTTATCTCCGCGAAAAGAGTATGACCTTTCGAATCTGCGCTCTGTGCTTGAATGCCCGGAGTGCAAGAAAAAAGCCCATAAGTATTGGTGGGACTGTCCAAAGTTAAAAGGTACTTATTATTTCCTATGAGTAGAAAAGCCCTAGTAGTGTTGGGTCTATTGCTGGTGTTTCAGTCCTGTGATAGTGGACCTTCAGTACCAGATGATCCAATAGAGCTATCTACTCCTGAGCCGGTAGCAGTTAAGACAATAACAAACCCGGCGGCGCCCATAGAAGACACTCCTGATATTCAGTTTAGGTTTGAAGATGGGACAGGAAAGCTTACGATAGTGTCGAATCGCAATTACACAACGGAAGGTAAGGTCTGCGTATATGATGCGGCTGATTTTGCCCATCAAGTTTTACTTGGCTCTTATCCATTTTCCGCTCCAAATGGAACTACTATCGTTCCAATGTCGATTAAAATTTGTGGTAAATCAATTCTTCAGCTTGATGCCGTTCGCTCTGATATTACTTGTCCAGCAGATCCTTATACTTTAGGTGGAAGTGGATTCTTCAAGGGAGCGGTTATCAATTTACATGACCCAAGTCCCTGTCCATCTCCATCTCCATCTCCATCTCCATCTCCATCCTGTGAAAATACACCTGCATCATCTAATCATCCTCAAGGATTTAGCCTCCCCAATTCTGGAGATGCAACAGAGACGGCATGGGTTAATGCAAATGTTTTTCCCGGACCTTATAAGCTAGCTTCGAAACCTAATGAATTTTCTAGCTATTGTAGTCAAGCATCATCTGCTGCTAAGGTCGCTCTTGTAAAGGCCGGAACTAAATATCGTTATTACTTAAATGTCTATGCTAATCAAATCCTCTGCTCCTATAATACTTGTGAGGGTTTTGTAGCAATGGGTACGTGCCAAAAGGAAATTTCTCATATATCCTACTTTGTCTGTCAATAACTCGTTTGAGCCTGTGCTATTGCATAGGCTTTGTAGGAGGTATTGAATATGACGCTCGAGACTTGTAGATATTTACTGTCTAAACCATGCGATCATAAGACTTGGATTAGACTTAAGAATACTGAGACTGGACTCCTAAAGAGAAAGATTAATCAGAGTTTTAATGAAGCGGCTCATAGGACTTTTATCTATAGAGATTTTAAACTAGCTATGGATTATGCTTCTCAACTTAGACATGGATATGGTAATTATATTAGGCTGGGGATTTCTTCGGAGGAATACGATGGCTGAAGATATTCTCTCTAAAGCAGCCAGTGAAATCCTTAGTGACCTACAGAAAGACTGGACATCAGATAAGGAATTGGCTCTCTGCATGGTGCGGAGAGCCTTGAGGCATATTCTAGGTTTTAAGGAAATGTATTTTGTATGAGTCAAGAAACACTTACAGTTTGGTCTACAGCATTAAATTACTCCTCATGTATGCGGAAGTATGATTATACTGTAAACCAACTTAGACAACCCATGTCCTCTGCCCCAGCCCTTGATAAAGGTACCGTTATTCATGCCGCAATGGAAAGCTACTACAAAGACCAAATGAATGGGATTCCTTGGGAACAGAGAACGGAGAAGGCTTTAAAAGAGCTTCAATCCTCAGCGATTGATACAGGTTTGATCTCAGAAGATGTAGCTCTCTGCATCAAAACGGCAAGGGAATATTTCACCTATTACAAAGATGATCCCCTCATTCCTATTGCTGTTGAAGCCCCCTTTGCATATGTCTTATATGAAGATGATGATTATAAGATAATCTTTGAGGGAAAGTTTGATGTTGTTTTCCAGAATCCGCTTCAGGATATTATTCTTGTTACGGATCATAAAACAGGATCAAGGAATTCTGAACCCTCGGGTTTGTCCAATCAGTTTATGGGTTATACCGTAGTAGGACAAACCTTTGGAGCCAAGCGTATGGCAATGGTTAATAAAATTGGTTTTCAGAAGACTCTTCCCCCTAAAGAGAAATTTGTACGCCATTTTCTGCCTTACACTAAAGAGGTTTTGGACGATTGGGTTGAGTGGACAGTTGCGCGTGCAATCTATATTAATAACTGCAATAAACTGAAACAGTATCCCCCAGATTTTACTAAATGTGATGAGTATTCGGGCTGTTTCTTTAAGGATATTTGTCTTACTGCACCCAAGCTACGCCCAGAATATCTCTCCCGTTTCTTCAAAATTGGGGAAACCCACGATGTCTTCAATGAGAATTAGAATCGAGCGTGAATGTATCCAGGCATATGGAAGTAGAGAAGATATTTTTGCTCTTGCTTCTCTTTTAACCGCAGAAATTATGACTCTTGGAGTTATGAGTTCTAACGCGTCTCTTTGCTGGAGTAAATATGAGATTCCGAAGCATGCTGATGCAGCTATCCTCTCATTCTCCACATCCACGGTATAAGCACGCGGCAATTGTAGCACAAGGGAAAAGAATTCTTGGGGTGGGAATTAATCACAATATGCACGCTGAAGAGGCAGCATTGTATGAAGCAGGAGAATCTGCTAAGGGAGCGGTTCTTTATACCTTGATGATTAAGAAGACGGGCATTGGAAATGGGCATCCTTGTCCTGAATGCATGATTAGAATTGCAGAGGCAGGAATCAGAAAGATTATCCTTTATGTTTAATAAGAGAGAAACCAAAAGGAAAAAGAAGCTAAACCTAGCAAAGGAATTGTGTCCAGAAGTAAGATCACTTAATCTAAGGGTGAAACTTTATCTGCAAACTCAGAGGTTGAATAGGAAAGAAAAAGAAGTATGCTAAAAAAGATAAAGGTTGAACTTATCATAATCTATGATGAAGAGGATTATATTACATCAAATTACACAGGAGATGCCAAAGATCAAATAGAGGATAACCTCTTACACTTCGCTGATGGATACTTGGGTTCAGTAGAAGATATTAAAATTAAAGAGATTAGTTAAATGCTAATGTCAGATTTCAAAATGGGCCAACGATTTAAGGCTCTTTTCATTGGGAAGCCTAAGACCTCTAAGACTGTCCAAGCAGCATCATGGGTCTATGCTCCAACTTGCACGGAAAATAAGCGTGTCCTTCTAATGGATCTAGATGGAAGAGCCGCTCCTATTGTTAACTTCTATCCCAATAAGCTAAATCTTATTGAGCGTAGACACTATACTTCCAAACCTACAGATTTTGAAAAACTCCTACGGGATATTGAGAACCTCCAAGATAATTGTCCCTATGATACTGTTATCTTTGATGGTTTAACTATGCTAGGAGAGAACCTTATTTCTTACATGATTTCTCTACGCGGAGGAAATCAGGAGACTAAAGGAAAGAAACGTGGAGTTCTTGAAATTGCAGGGGTAGAGGACTTCGGAGGTGAGGCTCGTGGTATGTCTCAAATCCTTCAGATTGTAGATATCCTCCCCTGTAATTTTATTATGACGGCTCACTTCCTTGTCATTGAGAATACTAATACTATGACAGGGAAAACGACGATTACCAAGCAACTAATGACAGCCGGTAAAAAGGTCGCGGCTCGTATTCCTGTTGGATTTGATGAGATTTATTTCTTTGAGAAACGAGGTGGTTTCGTAGTGTCAGAACCTCCTCGATTTAAGATATTAACTCAAGGGGATGAAGAGATGTTCGCAGGGACGGTTCTTCCTCTTCCTCGTGAGTTTGACGTTACTATGAATCCAAATGATAGTAAGGATAAGTGTCTTTACTCTCAAATCCAAAAAGCTATTAAGGAAGCTAACGCGGTAAAACTCTAAAATGAATTGTATTACATGCGGGAATGAGACAACCTTTTATATTCATAGCATAAATCGTCTCATTCCCGTATGTAATAAAGAATGTTGGAATGGATATATGATGGGGTGTAGCTCAATGGTAGAGCACGCGACTTATAATCGTGAGGTTGATGGTTCAACTCCATCCGCCCCTACCACTTCCTATCCTATGATTGGACGAAACCGAAAGGTCGCGGAATGATCCGCCTGACGAGTCCGTCAGTTATAGAAAGGTACGATTCAATATATGGCTAAACTAACGATTTCTGCATCCGATATGAAGCGTAGCACCGTACTAGATCAGGGTTGGTATCTGGTCGAGGTTACCTCTGTCAATGAGGAGCCTAATGCTAAGGGAGATAGCACTAACATCATCGTTGATTTGGTTGGGCTTCCTTCTTCAGATCCTGATAAGAACAAGGCATCTGGTGTTCCTCTTCGCCGTTACTTTACGGAAAAGGCCCCAGGTTTTGCTGTTAATTTTATTAAGGCGTGTGGCGGTTCCGTCTCTGATGAAGGAGGTACGTTCGACCTATCCTCTGCTGTTGGTCGTAAGCTACAGGCATTTGTTAAGCCTCGTCCATATGAGGGACGTATGACTAATGATGTTGCCGATTTCCGTGCACTCGAGGGCTAATATATGACTAGTGATCCAGATGATCTCGATGGTATCATAGAGGAAGAACTCGAAGAAGACGAGGTTGATTCTTACGAAGAGGATGAAGAAATCTGGGAGGAGGAGGAGGAGGACTAGTCTTTATGGAGGAAGCTATTGCTTCCTCCTTTTCCCTGCCGGGATGGCGAAATGGCATACGCAGAAGACTTAAAATCTTCGGATCAAAAAGATCGTGCGGGTTCGAGTCCCGCTCCCGGCATATCAGAGGATATTAATGAAAATTAAACTATCAGATATTGAGTCGGAGGAGATTAAAGAAGATGATGACCTCAAAGAACTCGCAGATTCTATCAAAACTCAAGGTCTCTTTCAACCAATACGTGTCCGCCCTAACCCCTCGACAGAAGACAATAATTGCAAGTACACTGTTATTTTCGGCCGCCGTCGCATTGCTGCTTGCAGTCTTTTGGGACTCACAGAAATCGAGGCAGAGGTAGTAGAAGCTGATGATCACAGGGTTTTGATTGATTCTATTCATGAAAACTTAAGACGAACTAACTTAACATGGTGGGATCAATCAGACTTGATTAAGCGGCTTCACGATGAAAGACAGACTGAACATGGCAAAGGCAAAGCCGGTCGTCCAAAGAAGGGTACAGAGAAACAAGGTTGGTCAATATCAGATACAGCCAATGAACTCGCTCTTAGCATTGGAGGGGTTTCAGAAGCTATCATGCTCGCTGATGCGGTTGTTTCGGATCCTTCACTCAGAAACGTACAAGATAGAAGGACTGCTCTCAAGCTTGTCCGTGCGAAAGCGAAGAGAATTGAGGCCGAGCTATATGGAGCGGCTCCTATTGAAGGCGACGTTAATGTTGTATATCTTGGATCTGCAATCGACATACTTAAACAAATTCCTAATGATTATATCGACACCTGCATCACGGACCCACCGTGGATAAAATTCAAAAATGATAAGTTTGTTCGGGATGAGGAGACGATGCCCACATTCCGAGAGATTTATCGTGTTCTAAAACCAGATTCTTTTCTATATATGTTTGTAGGAACGGAGGATTACATTGACTACAGAGAACTCCTCCCGAATTATGGGTTCACACTGTCGGGGGGTCCACTTATCTGGCATAAAACAGGAGTCCTTTCCCGTGGAACCGCAGCATGGGATTACGCGCGGGACACAGAACTTATCCTCCTTGCAGTTAAGGGGAAGCCTGTACTTACCTGTCCCCAACAGCTCAGTCGTGTCAAAAGCTATTCGGTTGTGCCATCTCAAAAGTTGGTACATCCCAATGAAAAACCTGTCTCTCTTATCGAAAATATACTTATGGATTGCACATATCCTGGGCATATCGTGCTTGATCCATTTGCGGGTTCTGGATCTGTTGGAGCAGCATGTGTCAAGACAGGTCGTAGGTACATTCTCATCGAGCGGGACAGAAGGGTTAAAGAAAGAATAGATGAGAGATTAAAAAAATGAGCAATGAAGAAGATTTTTTTGATAAAGCAGCCAGGGATGCGGCTGGTGTTAGGGGGCCTAACTTTGATGACTTTGCCAAAGCAATTAGGGCTCTATTAGACGGAGCGGCTGCTCAGAAGTCTTATAATAAGACTGGTGTAGATGGTCCCAATGACCTCTTTGATTTTGTTGAGCAAATTGCTGGAGACGGTCATGCTCTAGGAGAGATTGTTTATAAAGTAAAGAGGTATCATGCTAGAAAGAATCCAGAAGATATTCTCAAGATTGCTGCGTGGGCCTTTCTCATTTGGCGAAAACATAATACATAAACATTGTTGGCATCGTACCCAATATAGAGGCGGGAGGTTTGCCGTGAATGCTTGGGGTCTTTCGCACTACTGGCGTTGCCGTAGTGCGTTCGAGCAGACATACGACGCAAAGGTGAGGTTCGCAATCCTGCGAACCGTCAACGAACGGCTTCGGCTTGAGGCAATTGGGCTGCCAAGCGGTATCATCGTTTGGGGCGAAGCGGAGAGGCGGAGCAAGTGAAGACGCTACTCGACAAGCTCAAAGCGGCGCGCGATTGTGGCACGCCTCTGTCAAGATTGCTGCGTTGTGAGAAGGTAAAAGAAGCACCTATAGTTTATTATTGGGTTTGAATATGGCAGGAGAATATGTAGGAGGCTATGGAGCAGCCAATGCCAAACTATTAATTATAGGTGAAGCTCCCGCCAAACAAGAAGTAATACAGGGTCGTCCATTTGTAGGATCTTCTGGGAAAGAACTAGATGAAATGCTTCGCAATGGAGGCATGAATCGTAATGAAGTTTATACGACAAATGTCTTCAAGTATAGGTGTCCTGGTGATGACATTGAAAATGCAAGCCTAACAGGACATTCCATCGAAGAGGGAATTGCTGAGCTTTGGAGGGAGATTGATACAATTAAGCCAAATTGTATTCTGGCTCTAGGAAATCTAGCACTCTCTACCCTCACGGGAAAAGAGGGTATTACTAAGTGGCGCGGCTCTATCCTTTCTTCCATACATGGTAACTATAAAGTCGTTTCGTCTATACATCCCGCCTCACTTTTCAAACGAACAACTATATATCAGCAGAAAGCATATATCCAAGCGGATATTTCAAGAGCAATTAAGGAGAGTCAAAGGCCGGACTTAGACTTGCCTAATAGGACACTGGGCATTATTCGCTCATCCTATGAACTATATAACTTCTTGGATGCATATAAACATCTTGATAAAGTGATGGTTGATATTGAAGTTATCAAATGTATTCCAACATGTATAGGGTTAGCGTTTAATAAGAATCATGCCGTCTCCGTTCCTACTATCCCATTAAGTCATCTTAAAGGTAGTATCCTGATGACTGACTCAGAGAGGAGAGAAATATGGAGAATGTTGGCAAGGTTTCTTGAAAATCCAAAGCTGAAGATATGTGGACAGAACTTTAAATTCGATCATAGCAAACTTCTGAATCCCATGCGGATAAGGATTAAGGATGAGCAGGTTTATTTCGATACTATGCTGGCACAGCATGTACTTAATCCTGAGTTTCCTAAAAAGCTAGAGTTCATCAGTTCTATCTATACAAGAGAACCCTTTTACAAAGATGAAGGAAGGGAGTATAACCCTAAAAAAGATTCTCTTGATAGGCACTACCTTTACAACGCTAAGGATTGTGTTGTCCAGTATGAGTGTATGGAGGAACAACTTAAGGAACTCGAAGAACGTGAGCTTAAGGATTTCTTTTTCGACTTTATCATGCCCCAACATGGTCTTTATCGAAGGATGGAAGAGAGGGGATTAAGAATTGATTATGAAAAAAGGCAGGAGCTTTTCTCGAGGTATACGGATCTCGAGATTAAGTATCAAACAGAACTTAATGAGATTGCTGGCTTCCATGTTAATGTCGCATCTAACACGAAGGATGTTCCCCTCTTTGTATTCACAACTCTTGGAATGCCGAAACGAGAGAATGTTTCGGAAGAGACTCTGGTTGCACTTTTAGCCAATCATGGAAAAAAGCCAGAGCAAGTGAAGGGCCTGAACCTTATTATTGATCTTAGGAGAATTAGGAATGCTAAGAGTAAACTATCAGTTCAAATGGACTATGATGGAAAGCTCAGGGCTGGGTACCGGATTGGAGGCACAGAAACTGGACGAAGCTCTACAGCTATTCTCAAAGCTCCGGTTAGACCTCATAAAATTGGGCTTTCATTCCACAGTATCACTAAGCATGGAGAACTCGGCAAAGACATCAGAGCCATGATTGTTCCTTCTCCCGGATATATCTTCATGAATGCGGATCTCTCTCAAGCAGAGGCGCGCGTCGTTGCCATTCTTGCTAATGATGAGGAGATGTTAGAGCTGTTTGAAAAAACTGACATCCATCGTGTTACAGCCTGCTGGATTTTTGGCTGTAAGTTCGAGGATGTTACGCAAGACCAGAGATTCATGGGTAAGACGCTTCGGCATGCAGGAAACTATGACATGCAGAAGCATACCCATATGTTAGAAGTAAATACAAGTGCAAGAAGGTTCGGTATTGACGTCAATATATCAGAGTGGCGGGCTGGAAAAAATCTCGAGATATTCCATCAGCGCTCCCCAAAGATCAGAGGAATTTTTCATAGTGAAATTGTTAAGAAACTAGAGGAAAGCAGAACCCTACGGAATCCTAATGGTAGAACAAGAGTATTCTTTGAGAGATGGGGCCATGATCTGTTTAAGGAAGCATACGCGACTATTCCACAGGGGACAGTTAAGGATCATCTTACATCGGCTATGTATCGAATCGAGAAAGAGATTCCTAACATCAGGTTTTTGCTAGAATCACATGATGCTTTCTTAACAGAAATCCCGGATAATCCAGAATCTATTAAGTTTCATGCTGAACTCTTCCTAAGAGAGCTTGAGCGCCCAATAGATTTCTCAAGTTGCTCCCTACCGAGAGGAAAGTTAATTATTCCAGGAGAGGTAGAGCTTGGATATAATTATAAAGACCTTAGGAAATGGAAGCGAGAACAATGTCCTACATCGACGACATTATGAAATTGACAGAGGACTTTGAGTCTCCTCGCCGCTTCTTTTACTGGTCCACAGTAGCGGCAATATCCGCAATACTAAAAAACAAGGTATGGCTAGACCGAGAGCCAAAACTTTATCCTAATATCTATGTCATGTGTGTAGCACCTTCCGGGGTTAGGAAAGGGAACCCTATATCACTAGCTACAAAATTAGTCAGGGAGGTTGGAAATACTAGGCTTATCTCTGGAAGGAACTCTATCCAGGCAATCATTAAGGAACTTGCAACAACTTATACTCGATCAGGTCAACCCCCAGTTACAGATGCGTGCGGCCTTATTGCAAGTGGAGAGATGTCAACAGTTCTCATCAGAGATCCAGAGGCTCTTACAATCCTTACAGATCTCTATGATGGGCACTATAATCCAACATGGAGCTATACCCTTAAAGGATCGGGTAAAGAAGAGCTTAAGGGATTGGGTGTATCCATGCTAGGTGCCGTCAATCAGACGCATCTCTCTGATATGTTAGAAACTAAGGATATTACTGGCGGATTTATGGGTCGTACCCTTGTTGTTGAAGAGTGGGCTAGGCATTGTAAGAATCCTTTTCCCCACACCATTATGGATATACCTAAACTAGTTGAACCATTAAAGGAAATGGCACGACTCGAAGGTCCAATAATTCCTACAACTGGAGCGCGTGAGCTTTATGTAGATTGGTATAATAAGTATGAACCGGAAAAGCGTCCTGATGTAACAGGCATGGCTAATAGAATGTCGGATCATATTATGAAGGTAGCAATGGTGCTTGCTATTTCACGCGCACCTAAGTTAATTATTGAGAAGGAAGATGTCATCAAAGCCCTCGAAGTATGTAGTAGTTTTGAACAGTCTGCCGCCAGCGTTACGAAGGGTAAAGGCTCAGGAGAATTTGCGCCTAAGCTCAGAATCTTCATTGATTGTTTGCTCTCTGCCAGAGGTCGCTTCATTTCTAGAGCAGAAATCCTTTCAAAACACTGGGGGGATTTTGACGCTGTGGATCTTGAAAGAATGAGTTTAACAATGGAATATAGTAATGCTATAAAGAAAATGAATAGGGGTAAAGAAACCTTTTATGCCGCTACAGAGACATTGCTCCAGCAGTATGGAGGTTTCTTAGAGAGAAAGGAGTATGATATATGATTTGGGCTGAGGTAGGAGATATATTTTTTACTAAGTCTCCATCTCTCCTTGGACGTCTCATTCGATGGGCTGAGACAGATCCGGGAGAAACTAATGGAACTTGGGCCAATCATACGGGTATAGTTGTGTCAAGCGGATGGATTATTCCCCCACCGAGTGATGTAAAGTTGGCCGAGGTTGTTGAGGCCCTTTGGCATGTTAAACGGTGGGAGTGGTGGTCTGCCCATAAAGATGATGTTGCCAAGGGACAAGAGATTAAGGTATACCGTTTGGTTCATCCATTAAATATTTATGAACATAAAATATTTATTGAAGAGGCCAATGCTTATATAGGAAATCGTTATGGATGGTGGAAACTTCTAATGCACCTAGCTGATAGGGCTCTCTTTAGGGGAAAGAAAGTTTTCTCTAAGTTAATGTTTATTGATTCTCGTCCCATCTGTTCTTATCTAGCCGCTCATGTTTATTCTAAGATAAATGTTAGTTTTGGTATGGATCCAGATGCGGCTGATCCAGATGAGATGCTTGATCATGTATCAACTTCTAAGGAATGGGAAAGGCGATGGAACATATAGATTCAGTGCATGCCCATACCCATGAGCCCAGGCCTACGAAAATGAGATATCAAGTTTCACCAGAGGCTTTAAAACTTGTAGAAGAATTAAGAGATGTTTGTCGAAATGAGGAAGCTTGGGCAATCGCTCAAAAGTATCTAGATGAATATGTGAGAGATAAAAAATGGAGCCTATAACTTTACAGGAACTATGGCAGATGTTAGGTGAGAAAGACGTTGTTATTTTTCAGATGCTTAAGCAGATTAATAAGATGACAGTTGAGATTGATAATCTTAAGAAAGAACTTGTCGAACTAAAACATAATAACTAAAATGGAAAATTTTGCGCCAAATGAAGTATTCTAAGCTACTGATTTTAAAGGATTTGTCTGAAGGCCGTAAATTCCTTCAGGCGCGTTCAGGTTTTAAGGCTATACTAGGCGCCGCAGGCAGGGCACCAAACTTAATTGAAGGGAAATTAGGGCATTTTGAGGGTATTGTAAGCTAGTAGCCTAGCATCGAAGCCAAGAGAGTTTTAAGATGATTAGAATAGGATTAGATTTAGATGGTGTCGTATGTGATTGGCATAGATCTGTCTTAACTCTATTCAATGAACGTGGCTATAATTTTGACCCATCTTTTGAATCTCCCTATTGGGATTGGATTAAAGATAATGTACGGAAAGAAGATTGGGATTGGCTTTGGAATGAAGGAGTGAAAGTCTCCTATGAAAAAGCCTCACCATATCCAGGCGCGGTTAGCTTCGTACACAAACTACGGAAGAAGGGTAATATTGTCGTTCTCACCGCTCGCCCAGAGGGATGCTGGCGCGTCACTATTGATTGGTGGTATCGCTTCATGTATTTCTCACCCACGGGCTTCAACTTCTTCTATTCAGGACTAGAGAAGGAATTAGTAAAGGTTGACTATTTTATTGAGGATAACTATAACTACGCAAATAACTATGCTGAGGCTTACCCTCATGCGAATGTTATTCTCTTTGAGAGAGCTTGGAATGAAAATGGCCCGGACTCAAATGTCATCCGGGCCGATACGTATAATGAAGTTCTGAAGCTAATTATTTAAGGCTCACCCCAGCCTTTTCCGGTTCGCTTCTTTCTTTCTCTATCCCAGGTATAAAGAGAATAATCATCGGACTGAGGAGTCTTTTTACGTTTTTTACGCTCCTCTTCTGTAATCCCCTCTTCATTCTCCCAAGCCTCTCTCATACCAGGCTTTCGCTTCCAAGGTTGTTCCTTAGCCTTCTTTTTATATTTTTCCCAATTGTTAATATTACTTGTATCACTCATTTCCCCAACCCTTCTTATGTTTGTTGCAATCTTTTCTTAGCAACTTTATTAGATAAAGATTTAGACATTCTCTTTCCAGACTCGGAATATACGGTGTATCCGTTTCCAGTCTTTCTTATCATCCTCGTCCCCAACCACTGAGAAAATCAGCAAGATTTAATTTCTGTTGATTAGAGTCAGGGGTTGGGCCTCCTCCAGAAATAGGTTGGAGATTAAGGTTAGGATTAAATACTGAGGCAATAGTTTGAGGTGGTACCCCTGCTGGTGTATTATTAGACGAAGTAGCTCCTGGAGGAATAAAACCTCCGGGAGCAGGATCATAACCCCCAGTGCTAGGAGGAGGTGAGTACGACGGCCTATCATTTCTTGGGGGGATAAAACCCCCTGGACGTGGTTGACCCTCAGGAATAGGACCACTATTCTTAAATCCACCAGGACGTGATTGAAGAATGGGGCCACTATTCTTGGAGTAGGTAAAACTTCCTGGACCGGTATAACCTCCTGGGCTGGGAATGGTATTTTCTTTCGAATTACGTGGTCCCCATTCAGGTTGTCTCGGGTAGTAGTTATTCCCCCATCCTCCCCCACGCTCTCTTCTAGTAACAGGTGCAAAGTTGTAAGGCATATTTATCTCCGCTTGGATCTACGTCGCCTTCCCCTAGAAGATGATTTACGTCCCTCATCTTCTGAGAAAAGCTCTCTTGAAAGTTTCTTACCATATCCGGGCACACCTTCTGATATCCCAAACTTGGCGAGAGGTGTGACATCGCCCTTATGTACGCTAGTCCCAACAGCTCTTAAACCTTTTTCTGCTACTGAAGGTACTGGACCAGCTAATTCTCCTAGTGTTGCAGGAGAATCACGTAAGAAAGTTTGTTCAACATATGGTTGGAGAATACCCAAGCCTCCAGTTGTTAACCAGTTCTGAAATAGACGGGCAGCTGGTTTGTCCCAAGGAACCCTTCTAGATGTAAAGGCTTTAAGCCACTCTTCATCTGTCCAATTCTTACGTTTCTCTTCATCAGATAAAGAGTCACCTTTAAGTAAGGCTCTTAGATCATTTACTAATTCACCCACGACGGGTGCGGCAGCCATGAACGTAGCCAGGGGTTTTGCGTTTCCTTGCTTAGCATCCCTAAGCATACCCCCAGCAAATATTGTATACCGATATAAGAAGTTCTTATACTGGAATATCATACGACCATAAGGACTAGAAGCCCATAGAGGAATCTCTCCGGGGCCTGTCCTAAACTGAGTCTTGTCAGAGAGTACACGTCCTACTTCAGCCGGTGAAGCTTTTGAGGGATCAAGACCTAAAGACTGTATCATCTTAACCGCTTCTGCCTCTCCAGCTCTAGCATCTCTCGCAAGGAATGTGCCTACAGTGTAAGCGTGAACACGCATAGCACGATCCGCTGTCGGGATGCCCCACAGAGAATTACGAATAGCTGGAGGTAGTCTACCAAGTATAGGTTGACCGTCTCCAGACCTACCAGAAATTTCCATGAGAATATCAGGGTTGAGGGCTCCTGATGCTAAAGCCTCTTTCAACTTTTCCTGTCTATTAGCCTTTTTTGCTAGTTGCCAAAGAGCCTCAGCAGACCTACCTACACCACCATAAGCCGCTGTATTTGTTATCTGGCCAGCTTGTAATGGTGCGGCAAATGGAAGCTGGAGCCAAGAGATAACCTTCATAGCCTGTCGAATAGCATAAGGAGAGCGACGGGATGAATGCTCTGTCAAGGCTTTAAAGGACTCTGCTAAATAGTTAAAAGTTTCTTTATTAGTTTTAGCTCCTTTTAGTGCCGCGGCAATCTTTTGACCTCTAACACCAAAAGCCTCAGCAATAGCAACTCGTTTTGCTACATCATAGTAATACTCTTTAAGAACATCTAAGTCTTTAATATAGTCCTTTCTATTAGACCTTCTTTTCTTTTCAAAGGAGGACTCAGTAATGGCTATTCCTTTGCTTGTAGATCTAATAACAATCTCAGGCTTTGGTCCTTTACCGACAGCAAACCTGTGTGGAAAATAGTATGTCCTTTCCTTTTTTAATACATCCGCTCCCTCAGCTAAATCAAAAGCAACTTTATTTAATAACTTAATACGATTTGCTGGACCTTCTAGTTCCTTTGTAAGTGGTCCCTGATACTGGTTCTCAAGCCATTGACGAATCTGATTTTTCTGTTCAGAATTCAACCCAGTAACAATTTTATCATATTCAGAAATTAAGTCCCCTGTAAGTCTTTCTTTTCTATCTATGAAAGCTCTAGCGGTTTGACCAAGTTCAGGTTTAACCTTTCCCCAATTATGGACAACTGGCCTAGCAACACGATCGAACCAAGATAGGGAGCCTAACTGTGGAGGCTTTGTCTTAACCTTGGTGGCCTCAGTAGATTTTTCTTGCTTGTCCCTAAATTCTTTCCATTGCTTTAACAAGTCCTTTCCTGATATTTTAGGATCAACTAACTTTCGAGCTTCTGCGAAATCTCTAAATGTAACCGTGGCATCAGGAGGAGGTGCCTCTGTTGGAGCGGAAGGAGCTGTACCTTTTATGGAGTCATCAAGACTATTTAACTGAAGGGGTTGCTTTAAAGGAGTTAAATCAATATCAATATCTGCTTCCCTTGCTGCTTTTTTAACTAATTTGGGATCTAACCCAGGAGTAGCTTCGCCAATATGGAACCTAATATAATCATCTATGGCTTCTGGAGGAAGAGTTGAATCCTCAATTATAGATTTTAGGCTTTCAAAAACACCCGATTTCTTTATATCATTAATAAATTTATCCTGAGCTGCTAATATTACAGGATCATGCATATACATATAAAGATCATTGTAAAGCCTTCCCTCCTGTGTTGGAAGATTCATTCTCAGAGTATCCCCTGCAGCATTATGAATATTAGCTTCTGGGGGAAGTTCAATATCTACACCCGATAGGTTTCTATTTGCTGGTATTGTATTTCCTTCCTTTGGAAGCTCATGCAGACCAGTACCATGAGTTATTTCCTCTAAGAAATTTCTAAATACAATCCTAGCAAAAGTTTCTGGATCCTTTGTAATAGAGGCATTGGCCTCAATATTAATGGCAGCTGTATCTGAACCTCTTTTTCGGCCTATTCCTAAAGTTCTAAGACCTCGATATTCACCTAGTGGTCGCTTAGGATTATATATTAAATCTAACTCTCCGGGTTCAGTTCTACCTGTTAATTCTTGAATACGTTTCGCTACGCTTCCATGTACCTTTTTCAAAGAATCTAATACATTAGAAGTGGGGGTTGGTGTATAACCAGACTTTAGGGAAACTCCGACTGGTCCAGAGGTATCAGCAGGAACATTGAATGGACCAAATGATTCACTTCTTAAAGCAGCAAGTTCCGCATCAGTGGCTTGACCGGAGGTAGCTCTTGCCATAGCTTCAGTTTCGGCTTGTATATCTTTTACCGGTTCAATATCTTTTACTGGATCAATATTAAACGGTCCATATACTGGCATATCAGGAAGGGATCTTGGATCCTGTCTTGGATCCTGGCTTGTTATCCTTTTTTGAAGCTCGGATACAAAATCCTTCCTTACATTCTCGGCCATAGTCTTGCTTGCAGACCCCCTTTCTAATGGCATAATTAAACCAGCAAAAGCATCTAGTAGTGTAGGAACTTCAGGATTCGCCCCTGGTATATGTGCTGCTAAGATTCCCTTTTCTGGAACTTCATTTTTCCAGAAATTTTCTGCATCTATAGCCGCTTGAGCTTTTCTAGCAAGTTCTTCTCTTTGAACATCTTCAAGTGTCTTTGGACCCATTTCTGGATCATATTTGAAAGTCTCAGGTCCAGCTTGTGATATTTGAGGAAGTTCAGCTGAACGTCCTCGAGGATCAACTGATATTTGAGGACGTTCAGCCTCAAAGCTTATTTCAGGAGCACGCACCTCTCCAAATGCAGGCTCACGGAAAGCTTCAGCTTTACGTCTGGCCAAGTCATCTATATCGGCCTCAGTAGCCGCTGGCCCTAATGCTAAAACTTCATTAGGATCTAACTCTACAATCTGGCCATCAACTAATCTTTTATAACGCCCACTATATGGAGGAACGCTAGCCATTTTCTTTTTCCTCAATCTCTGCTGTAGCTAGTACCTTAAGGAGAGAGGCTTTCTGCTTCCAAGTAGCCCTCTTCCATAATTTCGTTGTCATCTCCCGAATCTTTGTCTCAGACCAATTAGTATGCTTAAGATGTAATAATTCATGGAGAAGAGTGTGTGCTAACCAAGGATGTCTAGGATCAATCCAAATAGTTCTTCCCTGAGCCATACCCTTAACGCGGCTCTTAGGCAATTCATTTCCAAGGGCCGCAAAAAGTATTTTAACGGCTGGTTTAATCAAACCGGGTTTCATAGAATGCCTTGTCATAAAACGGTATCCACTCAATTCGGAAGCGCGTAATATGACCGTCACGTTTATCTTGCTGAACCCAGGCTATACAACCACCAACGTGAGCCGCAATCTTTCTCTTTCTCATAAAGATACTTTGATCCTCCGTGCATCCAGGCATAAAGGCATGCACTTCACGAGTATAGTTATAGTCAAATTTATGGTGGTGTCCTACACAGAGGATAGAGGGTTTCTCACCTCCCTGAAAGGCTTCAACAACTTTTTGTAGGACATAACTATATGCATATGTGGCTCCACCACCTCCATGCATTATCTTCATTGGGACGGCTGCCCAAGTACCGGGAGCTTTGAGAGCAACGTCGGCTTCAAGATATCCTAAATAATGGAGATCATTCCGCCCTGATTTTTTAGCTCTCATTTCAAGATATGCACCAATATGGATGGACTCCCTTTGCTGATACCAACCCTCATGATCATCACCCGCGACATAATGGGTAATAATACCATCTCGAGAAGGGTAGTTGTCAATCATAAAATCAAGCTGGTTATCCATCCCAAAAACTGAGATATCATAACGATTCATCCTTGACTCTCCCTCAATCCAATTACCACCATGATAAACATCCTTTACACCCTCAGCTTTAAATATATCATATAGACTGTTAAGAACATCTAGTCTACAATGTTTTGAGCATAAGTGTGTATCAGCAACGAAGCCCATCACTGTCCAACCATCCCCACGATCTTGCATTTGGATGATATTAAATTTTCCGGGCTGCGAAGGGTTACTTAATGAGAAATCAAGAAGACTTTTCATGGTGTGAATTCCCTATATGATAACTAATCTTTCGAATGGTACAAATCTGCGGATCAACACCTATTTCATTTATTAACCACTCCCTTATTGGAGCGGCTCGTAAACCTGCTCTTATACCATTGTTGATTTCATCACGTTGAGGAAGGTTACAAACCCAGCAGTTATTGTTTTTCTTCAATTTAGTTCTTACGTATTCTTCTAGAGGTTTCATTCCTATTCCTCTGTATCTACAGGATTAATACCATGCTTCCTAAGCAACCGGTACCACATCTCTCTAGCTTTTGTCCATCTTTTTCTAGCCTCATCCTCATCTTCAAACCAAGGATCTTCAAAGGGTTTAAAGTTATATGAACCTTCTTCAATAAATTCAGCTGCCCATTCAGGGTTGGCATCTGCAAATTCATTAAAGGCATTTTCACGTCCAGTTTTCTGCGAGGCTTCAGTAGGTCCGGTTTTAATCTTTCCTTCAGCAACACTAGCCATACGATCTCGATAATTTGCAGCTGAGGCTTGACCTAGTTTAGAAATTTCGAGACGAGAATAACCAAGACCGATCATAGCTTCCTTATATTTTCTTTCAGCTATTCTAGCCTCATCCAAGGACTTAGACCTAGCTAAATCCAGATCAAATCTCTTCAGAGCTAAGTTAGTTCGATCCTCTCTTTCTTTATTACGTATGTCCAGACCTCGGTTAGCAGTAGTATCTCTGATTCCTGCTATATCACGAGTAGCTCTGGTTCTTTCATTTGTCGCATCAATACGATCACGGGCAATGCTATACTTTTGAAGATCAGCTACTTCACCAAGAGCTTTGCCTTCTCTTTCCCAATCAGCTAAATCTTGATAGAATTCCTTATAATTCATTCTATCTTCAGTTTCCTGCATCCTATCAGCAGGCATTCCTAGAGTATTGAGAAAAGTCATAAATTTACGACCACCACTTGGCTTATCATAAGCATTTCTAACTGGCATACGAGAAGCCCATTCATCTAATCTGGCCTCAACAGGATCGATGTCTGCTAACTTTGCACGATTCTCTACTAGGTCAGAATTAGATCGTACAGGTTCAATTTCACTAGCTTCAATGGTTTCATTCTGTACTTTTTGCTGTTTGGCAGCAATCTCTTCCATCTCACGATAGATCCGTTCTTTCTCAGTTTCGGGATCTTTTTCATCATACTTATTATAGGGGAAGAAAAATCTAGACATAATTATTACCTTCCACCCATTGAGCTACCCATACTACCCAGACTCATAAAGTAATCCATAAAGGGTTTGGACTTGCCTTGTTCAACCATCTTACTAGTAACATCAACACCACCACCAATAGCAGAGCCAGAACCACCAAGAGCCCCCTGACGCATTCTCTCCCAATCCATAGAATTACCCATCAGGTCACCATACTGATTAAGGAATCCCATCTTCATGGCAAGGTCAGCTGCACCACGGTTGGCATTAGCAGCATTGGCAGCATTACGACCAGCAACCATCTCCTGCTCAAGACCCTGAACCTGACCCTGAGCACCCTCCATCTGTCCGTAACCCCATTTCTTCTCTTCGGTAAGCTGTTTAGCAATAGCTTCATTAGCTGCAAGGTTACCCGATCTAAGACTATCTTGTAGACCTTTTTGAGCGGCTAGGACAGCCATAGGGTTAGATCCCCAACCACTATTATTTCTCATCTGCTCCAAGAGGGCACTAGTAGAGGAGCGCGCCTGAGATGCGGGCCGCTCCCTCATAGCATACTTCTCAGCATCACTCATAAGACCGAGGTTTGCTATATCGGTATAAGCACGGAGATCATTTCCGGCAGAGTCTTTCAATGCCGTGGTGCCTTGACCGCCTCGGAGAGATTCCCACCATTTTTGAAATTCGGGAAGTCTACCAGCATCATAAGATGCATGTCCAGGAGAATAGGCTCCAGCGTTAATCCCAGCCCATATATCTCCTAAAGCACCACCGAGAAAATCCTCTCTCTCCTGCCCTCTAGTTCCATATCTGTTAGCATCTTGTCCATATGTCCCATATAGATTACTGTATGCAGTGTTATAGGGGCCATACATTCTCCGTACACTGGGGTCTATATCCCCATGCATCATCAATTGTGTTCTCTGTTGAGAATAACTTTTGTCCTGAATTGGAGTAAGATTACTCTCATACCTTTGATTCTGATATGGTTCGAAACGTGAACTAGCCATGTTGTATCCTTACTTAGATGTTCCTACCCAAATAACTCTTTCAGGTAATTCAGTATCAATGTCAGCATGGATATGCTTATCGTATATTCCAATACGAGTAAAGCCAGCTTCCAAGAGAGCGCATACTATTCTAAAACGTGACCAAGAGTCCCAGCACCTGATATCGACGGCGAGCCCTCTAAGGTGGGCCGAGTGTTCGATGTGTTTTCCCCGACTCTTGGCATAACCTGCTGTAATAACAAAGGGAGTATTGGCTCCCTCTCGTGCCTCATCTAACATCTCGACAAGTTCAGGACTGAGTCCTTCAATTTCAGTATCATTAAACCATTTAGCCATTGGGTCTCCTAATGTAGTCGGCATATGCTTCATGCTTTATCTTAACCCAATCACTAAAGTATTTATTAAATCTCTCCTCATACTGATCCTCTCCATCGGAGTAGGAATAGACGATTACATCTTTTGTTAACTTATCCTTTAGCATCACGGGATTGGGAGACTCCACAAATCTTTCTATAGAGATAATAGAAAGATCATGCTGTGGGATATTTATCTCATTTATATTCCCATAAATAAAATTGATATTAGGAAAGAATTTCCTGCCCTGCTTGATAGCTTTTATATTGATATCAATACCAGTTCGATACTCACAATCTATCATAGATAGAAGCATCCCATTACCACAACCAAAGTCAATAACAAAACCCTCATCTTTTGGTATTAGTTCTAATATAGACTCATGAGCACAAACTAAAGACTCTGGCCCCTTGAAACCATTAAGAGTCCAGAAGTCCTCTGTATATGGAAATTCCCTACCACCTACTGCCCCATCAACGATGTAGCCGGAAAACTCGAATTTTCTCTTACCCTGTGAAGCAAAGGCTAATTTGAATAGGGGAGTAGTAATCTCTCCAATACCATTAAGAGTGTCGTATTTAATAGGGAGGGATAAAAGATCAAGAGCCCATGATTTCTCTGGATCTGGAAGTAAATCCATATATTTCTTGCCTAAAGTAATAGAACTATTACATTTGAATGAACAAGGCATATGAAAGATCGGACGTACTCCCAACCAGCGAAGAAGAGGATTAAGATATGGACTAATGGATAAGGTATCTCCTCCAGCCATCTGCTCAGTAGGATCAATTAATCCCTTATTCCAAGTTTCACCAAAGAAATGAATGCAGCAAGGAGGATAACCTAAGAATATCCCTATTGTATCATCATCTCTCTTAGTCCAAGCTCTCATAAAATCTGGAATAAGATCAAGCCGAGTAGTAACCGTTCTAACACTAAAGGCTTCACCAACTTTGGGATCTTCTCCCCTAGCTGAATAGATTCCTTTCCACTTGGCCGAAGTACCTACTCCTATAGTGACAAAGCCCATGGGATTATTAGGCCAATAATCAAATTGGAGTGCAGCCCTTCTCATATTCTTATAGACAGCGGTTAATTCTAGTTGCTGTATAGCTTTATTTACCCTATCTACTCTAGGCTTCCAGAGAGATTTCGTTTCTTCACTGGACCATATAACCCTAGAAAAATCTAACATTATCTATCCCATTAAGTTTTAGTAATTTACATCGAGCCAAGGTCCACACACATCATTAGATGGAATGCAGGCTCTAATCTTTCCACGACCATGAGCCACAGCAAAATAGCCAGCAATATAATTGCCAACCGAATCCTTCTGTAAGCCACACCAAGAAGGCTTCCCTTCATATTCTGGTGTATCGGGATTATCACGGCAACCTTCACATGGAGAACCAAGATGATCAAATGTTATTGGGCATTCATATTCATTAGGGGTAGAAGAATAACAAACTCCCTCCCAAACAGGACAACCACCCATTAACTCTCTTTCGCATTCAGCTCTCTTTGCCCAACCCTCAAGGTGACAGTCATTCGTGAGAACTCCATGAATTGCAAAACAAAAGTCCTTATCTCCCCGGATGCGCGGAGTAGAGTCATAACTTCTACAATTACCATCTGTATTAGAGGCAAAGCATTTATTGTTTATATAAATCTGTGCCCCCTCTGCTGGGTCTTTCGGACAGGAGGGATAAAGGGTTCCCGGAGTAGGAATTGGGACAGGAGTTGGGGTTGGTAAAGGTATAGGAGTAGGCTCAGGAGTAGGTTCAGGAGTAGGTTCTGGAGTAGGTTCTGGAGTCGGACATTGACCCGCAGCAATTAAAGCATCACAAAGATTCTTCGGGAGTTCTCCCTTTTTACACTGCTCACACTGAGTATCACACTTACCCGCGAAGAGAATAAGAGTCA